CGCCTTTGCGGTTTTCTTTGCGAATTGCTCAAACGTCAAGCCTTTCGCTATATCATGCCGGGCGTGGTTTGTGAACTTTACAAACCTCTCTTTGCCAACATAGGATATGATTTCTTTAAGAGCTTCAAAAGGGCGTAGCTCCTCCGGGAACTTTGCAAAGTCTACAATGTAATGCGTCATAGCGTTGCCTGTAGCAACAGAGAACCGATATAGAACCATACGCTCGCTGCGATGATTGCGAGATTGAACAGTTTAAATCCTGTGTGATTATTCATTTGGGCGGTTCCTTTTTTCTAGCTCATGCGTGATGTAAGAAGATAGCAGTAATCGTCTGCCATCGTTATAGCATCGCGTAGAAGTGCACAATACCCGGTGCGTTGAACTGTTCCGTTCACGCGGGCAGTAATTACAAAATGATTATATGACATACTCGCGTCGTATTCGATTTTGACCGACGCTTCCGCCTCGGTCATATAACCCGTTGGAATGATCGTTTCTAGAAGATTAAGAATTGTTGTTTTCCGCGCCATTTCCATTCCCTTTTCAACCTACGCAAATCCTACTCCCTTATTTCCTCTCCCACAATCGTTTTGTTTCGCCTGTAGAGTTTTTTCTTTCGTATGCTTCTCTTAATCCCATCGCTCGGATTGCTCGGATTGCTGCTTTATATGCCGATGGTGGAAGCTTAACGTCCAGCCCTTCAAACGTCGCTACGCCGTCTTTGACCATAAAATATATTGCATACAGATACGGCAATGGCCTTTGTGATGCATCTGGCCCGACACAGACCCGCCACATATCGCCTGAACGGTGTTCAACGTATGCCTTCATTAAACAAAACCCGCCCTTGTTAAGGGGCGGGTTTCCGTCTCAAGCGAGGGGATCGCTTCGGGGTAGGCTGAGGGGATCAGCTTGGTTTCTGTTTACCATCCTTTTGTGGGGCAGGCAACGCCTTTCGGTTTGGCATAGGCGGGAGTGCCTCCGCCATAGCTTGGACGGCGTTTGTCTCATCTTGTTTGCGGACTTTGACTGCGATGAATTCGTATGACGTAATGCTGTCCTTATTATATCGCGCGTAAATGTCATACGCGAAAATGATGCTGAGACCTTCCTCGTCATCTTTCAACGCTGTAACGAATTGACCGGACACATAGGCCGGGAGGAACGCCGTTGCGGCCGTAAACATCTCTCCCGTTTCCGCCGATATGGCGCGAAAGTCACCCATGAATTTCGTCCAGAATGTATCCTCTGCTAGGCCGGTTTCCTTGTTTATCCGTTTGTGTTTGCCCAGTCCGGTTTGCGATCCTGTGATTTCTCCGAACACGCGATATAGAAGATGTTCGCGCGTTTTGTCGCTCATGACGGTCTCAAGGATTTTTTCCTTATCGCCGAATACGGATTTATTGTCGATACATTTTACAAGCACGGGCGGATTTCCTTTCGTTTGAGAGAACGCCCGATTTATCCTACCATTCGGGACCGATGGTTTCGTTAGACGCTGTTCGCGGGGCAATCCATTTACAGCGTCCAAGGATTACAATTCAAATGCGACCTTTTTCCCGCCTTTTACCTTCGCGGGCGATTTTGCCGCTTCCTCAAAATGGGCGGTAATGTGTGCAATATCCGCCGCCAGTGTATCGGTCACCTTCTTAACCTGTTCGGGCGTGAAGATGTACGAATTAACATTCGTCAACGCCTTAAGCAGGCCGATTGCCTTACGGGCGTTGGCGACGCGGGTTCCGCCGACGCGCTTGAAGCGTTCGATCCTTTCGGCGGCCTGGGCGGTTTCAAGATCGGCCTTCGCGGTTGCGAGGGTCTTTTGCGTAGCGGCGTTATCTGACTTTTCGTTTGCGGCTTTTGCGGCCTTGAGCGTCAAGCGGGCCTTTTCGGTTGCCTTTGCGAGCGGGGATTTTTCCTTGGTGGCCATTTCTATTTGTCCTTTGTGGTAGCTCTATTGTGAGCGGTTGTACGTATATTTCTTACCACGAAATTAGCTTTTCCAGCAAGGGAAAACGTTGGCGCATCGTTATTCCAAGTGTGTATATTTCCGCTTGTAATGTCTGCGATTGTGTCGAATGCGGTTTGATCGTCCTTTTCCCGCCAAGTTGTGGAGTGTCCGTCTATCATCTTAACTATTTGCTTCTGGTTAAGACGGGCGCCTTTAGATGCGATCTTGTATTTACCATCCGCCGAATTTTTGATAGCGTATAGCTTTTTCCCTGCAAAATGGCCGATTGGCGCATTTGCTTCCTCAAGTTCCCAATCCCCCAACAAAGGCGTTTGCGGTAATGCGGCAATGTTTGCTTGCGGTGTTACTGTAAGACTGTCTGTGTCGCAATATATAACGTGCTCAATTCCAACGGCGTGCATAGCCCGGAGCAAATGCGCCCTAGTAAAACCTGTAACGCTCGCTCCCGTTGCGACATTCTTATAAATGTTTTTTGAGACCCAGTTCGCACCGTGGAGGAATTGGTAACGGTGCAGGGTAGGCCGCTCATGAATTTCGTGCCCATCCCATTCAGGCCCCAATATCCAGCCGTGATTTTCAGGGTCTTTTATAGGGCATTCGGGATCATAGTTCAATATGCCCGTTTGCTTATCGCGCTTACAATGGCAGAACGGGGTTCCGCCTTTGACGATTTTATAATCGAAATATCTAGCGGGATTTTGTGCCAATTTTCCATATAGAGAATTCATCATTATCTTACCGATAGTGTAATTCATCGGGTCTATTTTCTTGGGATGTTTTTCTTTGTACTCATACCAATGTTTTACATAGGGCGAGAAATTTATTGTTTTAGAGAATGTCAGAACGTTGCTAATTTTTTCGTTTGCGATAAGTCCTAAATCCTTTGCCGCAATATATTCCCAACCTGTAACATGGAATTCATTAAATTCATGTGGAAAGATCAGACCTTGCGCTCCCGCACGAACTGGAAAACATCCGCGCGCCTCGCATTCCAATGTAATGAATGAACGTTGTATTTCTTCGCGGGTTAGTCCATCAAGAGAATTCGCTTTAGCCTTACTTAAGAATTCATGGCCGGAAGCATGATCTTGAGACATGGCGTAGGGGTAGGCTGAATGAATATCCAGAACGGCTAGGTTTCTGTGTGTTCCGGGTTGGAAGCATTCCGTTCGCCCGCCAAAATAGTATCTACGAAAATTGGCATCAAAACGATAATTCGTCTTCCCTGGATCAATTCCAATTCTTTTAGAAAAAGCAAGAGCGTTGCTTGCAATAGTCTTATACTTGCCAGCAGCACCACGATAAGCAGTAACAGCGTCAAAAAGCGATTTGCAATCATAATAAAGATACTCCCCTATTTCGTTTTTGTATTTCTTGCGATGAACCTTTTCGAGTTTCCAAATCTTTATTTCCTTTTTCCCGCCCAATTCTTTTAATGCAACGGGGATGATTGCAAAGCTATCCCGTAGTTCGCAAGCCCCAAGCATCATAGAGATAATGCGCCCATTGATTATCTGGACTTTTGTTTCACCGACGAACGGCAAAAGATAGATGAAATCGAATTTTCCGCCGTTGTGAGCAAACAGCGTAATGTTTTTGTCTTTAATGTAGGCGACGAAATCCGCCGTTGTTTCAAATGTGAGATATTCTTTAGCGTCTATATATCCCCAAATAAAAGGTTCGGGCCGCCGTCCGCATAAAAACGGGTCGGTTTCGCAATCGCAAGCGGCGATAGGGCGCGGGCGTGGAATGTGATTTTATCCGGGCGGATAGAACGTCTACACTAGCATCTCTTAAGCGTAGCGATTAGAGATGCTGTGCTCAGAGGTTTTTGTTTTTCATTTCGCAGAGCAATTGCAGAATTTCGGCAAAATCTCTGCTATATTCTTCCAGCAAAGAAATTCGCACGAAGTCTATTTTTTCCGACGAGAATTTTAATTGTTGCTGTATATCTTTCATTCGTTTGATTGCTTCAAATATGCGATCATAAATTGGTAAAATCCCTTGCTCCATTTGCTTTCCCCTTGCCGCTTTCCCTTAGTGAGTATTTTTCAGTAACACAGCAATTCCATTTATCCAAGCATTCGGGTCGCTTTAATATAGTCTCCCTGTATCTTGATTTGGAGCGGAAAGATATTTCCCGGCTTGCCAATGCTGATTAATCCACAGAACGAAATCCTCAATATCGCCGTGTATTCGTGAAATTCTTCCTTGTTTTGCCCAAAGCGAAATCCCTATAGGCTTGTATTTATGGAAAGCGATTTCCGCTTGCGCTATCACGGTTTCAAGCGGAAATCTAAAGGCGTTCGATCCCGCTTTTATCGCCTCCTTTTTAGATCTCCAATTAATAGGCATTGGAATTAAAAGCCATGTCCGCCCGTTTGAAATTATTGTAGTTCCCTTTTTACCCGCTCTAAATTTTGAACCGCTTTCAAATTCTGACATTTGGACGGCGCGCACACCCGGCGCAAAGAGTTTACCCTTGAAGGTTCCTCTTGCTTGCGCGGCTGTGACGGGTCTTAGATTGTAGACGTGTTTTAATTGCCGCTCGCGTCTGCGTATTTCTTTTTCCGCTTTCGGTGTTATCTTTGCAGCGCTGGAATATTCTTTAAGACCTGGAACGAATTTGGCAAGGGTTCGAGCGCGTTTCGCATATGCTTGTTTCTCGCGCTTTTTGGCTGTTCGTTTGCTTTCCTTGATCGCCTGCGAAAGGCGGCGTTCGCGCCATGCGCGAAACGCGGCGGAAAGCCGTCCAGATTTTGTATATTTTGACGGTGGACGCGTTGAGCGACCCGCCATGGCTTGCGAACCCCTAGGGTCGCCCGCAAGCCATAGCTCGCAAATCATCCCCTAGGTTGAGCTTAGCTCGTTTACCATAGGCAAATCAAGGGGTTGGGGTCCGGGCGGGGCCGGTTCGCAAAATCTAGCTGGCGGGAGTTGTTCCTACGGTGCCACTTTCACATAATTATTCGCGCCCGTTGTATCAACCCAAAGTGAACCGCTTACGCCCGGGGCGGTAGGCAATCCGTTCAAATAAGTATTACCGCCTTTTAATTGAATTTGGTTTCCGCCGATTTCCGATAATTCCACCTTATAAGCGCTCGTTAGACTGATACTATTACCGGCATTTATATTGATTGTTCCATTGTACATTGCGCCATATCCAGCGGTTAAAGAAATTCCGCCACCATAATTTAAGCTTGACGCGCCGTAGAAAAACAGATTTCCGCTATAGGGAACTGTGAAGGCGGGCGTTACATAATATCCATATGGGCCGTTGTAATACGGCAATCCACCGCCGCCCCCTCCGGACGCGATTTGATGCCACGCGCCGCCATAGAATTTATAGAAACTGTCTGTGAGAGTGTCTATCCACTCAGCGCCGTTCGCCGCGTTTCCCACGGGTGCGCCTTCACCAAAAATACAATTGACGGGAGTTTCGCTGTTCATGGGATTACAGCCTTCTTTATGGCCGATTGAACTTGCGACGTTCCAAGCAAATAAATCCCGCCCAGAATGAAAATCAGTCCTACAGCGATTGTAATATATCGCCCGCCAATCCACCAAACGGCGGAACCGACAGTTTTTGCAGCATCGCCCGGAATATCGCTACCGAATGCGGGAGTTTCTACGGGGCCGCCATATGTTCCGAAAATTGTCGGAGCATTTTTGACCGCTTGTCCTATATAATCGGGCGTTGCCGAATTTGTGCCAACGGGCGCGAGACCGTTTCCGAGCGGCGGTAAATCGGAGAACGCGGGGAACGGCGTAAAGGTTTGTTCCCATAATTGATTGGGATCACTTGTCATTTATCCGGGAAACATCCCGTTGAATGTGAACGGTAATTTGTGTCCCATTCGTGCAAGAGCATCCAGCGACGGCGTGGACCTTCCCGCCATTGCTTGCGGCGATTGAACAGGCATGGGAATATGGCCCAGCAACTGTAAAGGATGCGGAACATAGGGGCTTGTAATGTTCACATTCGGCGTGTGCCATCCGGGAGAGATAACGCTACCGTCTTCCGCGCGTGTACGTGTGAGCATCTTGTTAATACCCTATCTTATAGACTTTAAGTTGATCCACAAAAGCATTGTAGAAGCTGGGATTTTGCGCTTGGTAATAAGCCATTGCTTGGCCCATGGAAACGGGCGATTGACCGCTATCCAAATTTGAATTGAAGCATCCATCGTTACCCGCGCAACATCCCGTTCCTAATCCGCTCGCGGCGTAATTGCGTGGTGGGACAAGCGGCGACGCATTCAACGGTTGAACGTTGTAATTCATATATCCCGGCGCGCCGGGCGTTGCAACGGTTGCGGGTTCGGAGCCTGTAATAATGCTGGAATTGCTTTGATAGAGATACCAAAGCAACGCCGCGAGTGCAATTCCGCCGCCAATATAGAGGGCGTGTTTCTGATCCTGCGATAGTGTCACGCTAGCACCTCTTATGAGCGTAGCGAATTAGGGGTTGCTGCGCCATGTTTTAATTTAACCTCGCATAGTTCACCATGAGATAATCAAACGGCCCCACGGAAACCGCGTCGGGATCGGTGCGCAAGATTTCTTGTGCGATAACGCCGCGCCGCGTGATGTTTGGCGCGTCCCAGGAATAGCGGAAATCATACCAATTGCGTCCGCTCGCATCGCGTCCGACAAAACGAATATCGCGCTTCAAACGTTCATCGGAAAAGAACGGTAGAACGGCGGCAATCGTACCGAGAACGCCCCCAATAAGATTATTGCTAGATGATTTCTGCGCCGTTTTCTGTTGCGCGGAATTCACGCCTAGCGCCGTTTGATCGTGACTTACCGCTATGTCAACTTGGGCCTGATACGAAGCTTTCGTTACATCCGCGTTGTAAGCGGAAATCGTGGCATAGGTCGCAGCGTTCGCCAAAGCTATATCGCGCGTCGCGTCGATTTGCGCCTGTTGCGTTATCTGGGCATATCCCGCGATGGACTGTTGCGCGCCGACCGTCGCAAGCCCCAAAGTCTTTTGCGCTTCAATTCCAGCCATGCTTACGTCGCCGCCGATTGACGCCTGATACAATCCTAATTGCGTATCCAATTGCTTAGCGGCGAGCGCGGCGTTCGCGTTCACGGTTCCAAGCGCGAGTTGCTCCTGCAATTGATTATTTTGTCCGGTCAATTGATAACCTGCAAGTTGTAAGGCGGTATTTGCTTGAACTTGGGCATCACTAGGGCCGGACGGTCCTTGAACGGTAGTTCCCCCACCGCCCGCCGCAGAGTAAAGCAAATACAGCACCAATCCGCCCGCGACAATTCCCGCGACCGTATAGGGATGTTCTTTGACATAGGTCAAAGCAGACATTTGTTTTACCTATTTGAATAAAAGCGTCGCGACCCAGCAGGCAAGGCCCGCCGCAATCAAATTGCATCGCCACGCGCCAATAGGAGGAAACGGAAACGCCGCGATAACGAAAAGAACAAACGCGAATACCATGAAAAGTAATTGGGTGTTCATCCGCCATTTACTCCTGGTGTTCTTTGATCCAGCAACGGCTGAAAAGCAAACTGCGAATTCAAAACGCCTTGCATTCCTTCAAGACGATTTGTTTTATTGAACCACATTTGTTGTGGTTGCGTCGCATAGAATTGATATAGCGGACGAATGCCGCCGCGTCCAAGCAAATCAAAAAGCGGCAACGCTTGACCGGGAAAATAGGTAACGTTATTCGCGCCGATGCCGAGGCTATCGTTCTGCGAATTTCGTACAAAGTGAGCAACGCCGCTCAATGGTATAACCCCGATGAATTATAATCGTTCAATCCCGGATTGTAGAAACCGCCGCCACCATATCCCGCGCCGCCATAACCGGCGGAACCGCCCGTGATTGGTGAAACGGCGGTAGCAACCGCGCTTGAGAACGCGCCGCCCGCCGCATTGATTACGTTTGTTGTGGCGGATCGTTTTGAAACGATAACCGCCAGGATCGCAACGCCTACAATTGCAACGGCAATTGTCGTGATCTGTTCAAACACGCTAGCTCTCCTTATGAACGAAGTGAATTACAGTGTCTCGCCCGCATCTTCGGGGGAGTAGCCGCGCCATAGGCGCTAGCATTTTTCATCCCTGCAATCCCGGAGCGACCACGGGCGAAAGAGCCGCTCCCAATCCACGATTGAAAGCGTTCCCAAGCGCACCAATCACGCCAGATGTATTTGCATTCTGAGAAACAATGACCGCGACAATTGCAACGCCAATGATTGCAAGCGCAATAACCGTTAACTGTTCACCGATTTTGCTCATTTTGTGGTCCCTGTCTGTGGCGGCGCGGTTGAACCTTTTAAGGCTTGCGTGAATTGATCGAAGACTTTACCGTTAGACAAGATTAAAACCAAAAGGATCAAAGCAAGAAACGCGCGAGATAATCCTTGCAGTTCCTCCACATATCCAGCACCGCCGATGATACCGATAGACGCAAGCCAATAGATGAAAGAACCTTGTCCGGTAAAATCCTTTTGAACTTGCGCGAACAATTGATCTTGCGTCCCTTGAACGCCCGATATTGTCAAAACAAATCCGACCAAAAGAAAAGCGAAACCCACGCTAGCACCTCTTAAGCGTAGCGATTAGAGGTGCTGCGCTCCGTAGGAACTTTTTCACACCGGCCCCGTTTTCCCTAGCAGGATGTTCAAATAAACCGTCAATTCTCCTTTTGCCGCGATATAGATAAGAAAACCCGCGAGCAAATAGAAAAATATCAGGGATGTTTGGCTCATCCCAATTAAGACCCGATAACGGGAACGCCGCTAAGCAAGGACGTTTTGCGTCCAATATAGATACCGACAGCAAGAACCACTACTGCGAAAACCCAATGTTGCCAAAGAAAGGACATAGCTTTACTCCCTTAGTTTTGGACAGCTTTTCTAAGCAAAGGGGCCAAGAAAAGCTAGTCCCTGATTTGTTTCAGAACACGCGACCACATGAAAGCGACAATAAGTGCAAAGCCCAGAAACAAAACCCAATCCACAACATCACCGTTTGGATCAAATGGTTTTTTAAGCCAGGCTTGTAATTTATCTAGAAACATTAGCTTCTCTCTTTCGCGGGTTGCCCCTCGCGCCAATGGCAAGCGCGAGGGGTTTCCACAAGCTTAATTCGCCGCCCGACGAATTAAGTTCCGCTAGACAAAGAGGCCGCGCCGACAATCGTATTCTGATAGGAGAACGCTTCAAATCCGACAAGGACTTGGGCGTTCGCGTTTGCGCTTGCAGCGTTCAAAACAAGTTGCTGATTTCCGAATTGAACGGTCGAAATCGGTTTCGTTCTGCTATCGAAATAATAAACGCCCGTTGGCGGATCGTCCCCCATGATAGAACGCGCAAACAAAGCGTTATATTTCGGCGTGTATTTCAAAATATTCGTGCTGTTCGCCTGTTGCAAGGCCCAGTAGTTTACATCTGAACCCGCGACAGGAAACACGCCGTTCAACGGATTGTCATAGATTGCGACCGTCGAAAGGAATTCGCGCCAATTGGAATAGGAAATCGGAAAATCGGTATTCGCGGTAACGGCGGGATTTGCCGAATTCTTAATATCGTATATCACGGCAAGCGACCATTGCGGGAGAACGGGTTGACCGTTCGCAATCGGCAATTGATCGTAATAGACTTGATACACATTGACGGTAAAGGATGTTCCCCACGCTCCCGTGGTTCCCGCCGTTGACTGATAAACCGCATTGATGGGATCGGCGGTTGCTCCGACAAACGCCTGATTTGTCGGATTGATTGTAAGTTGCAATTGCGCGTTCGCATTCACAACGTTTGCATAATAAGCCCCGCGCAAATCCGTCATGGAATACGCCATTGGAACCCAATACATCATTTGCAAGCCTTGGGCGAAGTGCGTCGCGTCGTAAACCGCCGCCGCTTGAATGACGTTTTGTGATTGGTTTGCCGCGAGATTTCCGCCGAATGTGTTTCCGAACGCAACCGGATAAGCGGTATTGGTGCGAACGGCGGCGTAAGGAATTTGTCCCTTAGCGGAATTGATCATATGCAGATGCCAGCCCGTTGTTTGAATGCGGGTGACATTGCTCAAATCCTGGAAAACGAATTGTTTGATCGCATTGCAGGGGCCGAAGCTTGTCAACGCATAGGCCGCATCGGGTTGCGCCAGCGTCGCCACAACTTCCACAATGAAACCGATGATCAGCCCCACCGGGCGCGGTTGCACATATAGAACGGGCGTGTTCGCCGGATTGACCGTCTGAGAATAAATGTTCTGGATCATTTTAATGGAGCGTTGCCGGATCAGCATTTCCGCCGCTTGATTGGCAATCATCGGATCGGCGCTTGCGTCCATTCGCGCATATTGCGACGTGCGGGATATGACGGAAGGCGCAACGCTTGACATATAGATTGAAGATTTCTTCACGTCATTTCTCCTATTTTGCGGGTTCCGCCGCGAATTTATCCGCTACCAAAGTAAAAACGAACGCCGCGATAGTTAACATCGCAAACACAGTTAACCAATTCAAAGGGTTTTTGAGTAGCGCAAAATTCAGCACGGCTTTATGCTCCGCTTGCGCGAGCGTACATTAAAACGATGATACGAAAAGCGATGTAACCGAGAACGCCCATAAGCACAACGGTCGCCCAATTGCCCGGCGTCCAAGTCAAAACTACATCGTCCATAGGAAAACCGCCTCTTAGATGTAGACCCTTTCGGGAACCAGACGTTCCTTGAAGGTTCTCAAAATTTCGTCGGCGGGCGGGACCGGGCGAAACTCAGTAATTTGATCTGCTTTCACGTCATACCACAAGCTGTGGTACTCCCGCAAGCGCGTCTCAAGGTCGGCGCGGTCTCCGGGGATGAATTCTTGGACGGTCTTACGATCCTGTTTGTTATTCAAATGAAAGACTTGAAAAAAATCCGCTTCTGTAAAAGCGAATTTGGTAAGCCATGCCGGACGCTGCGCCAGCATGATAACGGGAATTCTTTTCGATCTGCCTTGCGTTAGGATTGCATTCAGAGCGTCTGTTTTACGGATCATATATCCTTCATCTACATACAATCCAACGCGCCCGCGAGCATGAATGCGCCAGAGAAATTCATCCGTTGCCTCATCTTCGTCAACGCGCGGGCGTACTACATACAGACCGTTTTTACCAAGCGTTTCATTCAACTTTAACGTTTTCACGCCTTCAATGTAGGAAATTTTCTGAATGAAGCTATCACCCTTTGTATCGAATATGACCCAAGGCATATTCTCAAAAGAGCGAAAAGACAATTCGTTACAAGCGGCCTGTGTTTTGCCGCTCCCTGTACGTCCGATTTCAAGTAACCGTTGCGTATCGTCGGGATAATTGACGCTCATTAGATAAAAATTTTCTTTCTAGTAGCGTATCTGTAAATTTCTCGTCTCATGCCCGGCGATAATGATTGCCATTGTTGATCCGTTCCTTTGAAAGTACCATCGGGCAAATCTTTCAATTCAGGAATAGCACCGCCCTTATATGTCCAGTATTTTTCCGGTTCTTTCATCTAACGCACCTTTAATGCGCTTGCGGAAAATTCGTCACGATTGACGGTTGAGGACTACCTTCTTTATTTTGTGAAGAAGCGGGCGAATTATTTCTAGACGGATAACGCATAGGATTAGCTTCCGCTTCTTTTTCGGACTTGATCCGCATTCCAATAACCGCAAATCTCGTCCCATAAATAGAAACAATCGCAGTTCCAAGCGCCACATGATCGGCGACCTTACCGTGAAACAACGCGCTAACACGCGGATAATGGCGTTCCACATTTGCAATACACGTCGCGAGATTTTTCGCTTCGTCTTCCTCTATCCGCATTTCCGGCACTCGAACGGCCATCATATTGTGCAGAGAAAGAATTACCGATTGGATGGGACCTATATCAAGCGTCGTTTGCGCTTTGATAGGGCCGCTTGGTCGGGGACCGGAAGTTCCGTCTTTTCGCGGTCTGCCGGGTCCGCGCTTTCTTTCGGCGTTGGGTTCAACCGCTCTATCAGCGTTTGCATTCCCGATGATAGGTTGCTCAACCCCTCCTGCAATTGGCTGTTCGCCGCCCGGAGTGTCGGCAATTCCTCCGCCATTTGCTTTAATGAATTTCCCTGCTCCGTCACGGTCTGCCATAGTGTTTCTACCCTTTGATTTTGCTCATTGATTGCATTTCCCGCCGCCGCCGCAATTCGCGCGGTTTCTTCCGCCGCCGATCTTTCCGCTTCCGCCGCTATATGTGCAGCATCCGCAATTGCCAACGCCGCCGCTTCGCGCGCCGCTTGCGCGGAAGCTTCCGCCGCCGCCGCGTCTACAGCCGTTCCCTGTGGTGTTTCAGCCATCTGTTTTCACCGTGGGAAAAAGCAATTCCTGTCCCGCCATATCGGAAGGCGGCGCGATTTCTCCCGCGAAAGCTTTTTCGATTGCGGGAGCAAATCGTTCAAGCGCCGCTATGCGTGCACTTAACAGCGATGAAATCTCAAACAATCCATCAAGCTGTTTTTGCAGCAATTCTAAAACGACTATGATCCTGTCGGGATCGAATTGTTTTGCTTCAGCCATTGGCGGATTTCCTTTCATCCGTGATCTGTAAAATTTGTGCTTCTTCATTCTTGCCCGGCGATAATCCGTTTTGAATGGCCGTCAACCGTTCCTCTATCTTCGTCAAACGATTGTTTACCGCCTGAATTCCTCCAAGCATTTCTTGAACGATTGCATCTATTTGCTTGAAATCAATTCCAAGCGCCTTCAGCATCATTTCGGGACCCGTTGCCACACTAGTTCTCCTTAATGAGCGCGACGAATTTTAGGAGTAACTGTGCCGCGCTAGCGAGTTTTTCCTTTACGTTATTTTCAGGGTTCCGGCACTATTCCAGACGATCCCGGAACCGCCTGGATTTACTGCCGGGATGTTGCGGAAAATCAAATTTCCCTGATAGTTTGATCCCGCCCCCACCGCATAACCGGGAATGATTATTACATCGCCGCCTTGCGAAAGCGCAGAGCCATTCGAACCACCGCCCGCTAATGTCAAATCGCCGCCATAGGAATATGTTCCATAGAAAGCATTTCCGCCGTAAATGTAGCTATCGCCGCCATAGGCGTACGGCGCATTCCCCGCATCGCCGCCAAGCAAACGAAGTGCGCCGCCATAACTTTGCGCCGGATCAGCCGCGCCCTTTCCGGCATATACAAAAGTATAGGGGCCATATGCCAAAGCGGGAATGAACGCCGTCCCATATCCGAAAACCACGCCGCTAGGGGCATAGGAATAAACATTGCTTGCGCCGCCGCCACCACCGCCTATCAGGTTCCAAATTCCACCATAGAATTTATAGAAGAAACCGCTGGTATCGTCCACATATTCCGCGCCGTTCGGGGCGGATAATGTAGGAATGCCGTTGCCGAAAATGCAATTGACGGGAGTTTGATTAAGTTGCGGCATCTTCGTTCACTCCGACAAATGAGTTTAACGCTTGCGGACTGTCGGGCGAAAATCCGTTAGGACAGCGAAACGGCAAAACAGCAACGTCAAAAAGCTCGCGGGTCTGCCCGTCGATTTGCATCCATTCGACAATCCCGCCGATTTCTAAATCTATTACAAGGACAGCGCACCACGGCTCCGCATTGCGGATCGCAAGTTCACGCTGTAATTCCAAGCCGTGAAAAATTCCATCGCGCGGTTTTGAGACCGTCACCACAGCATATTTGCCGATGAATGAAAGACCACGCCCAAAACCGGGAAGAAAACATATAGAAGAATTCTTGCCGTGATCGCCGGGAACCCAGCAACGCAATTGTCCAATGCCGCTATCAATATAATATACAGCGTCCATATGCCAACGCGGCGAATGCGGCATAGACAAGCCGGTTTCCGCTTCGCCTGTTTTAATATCTAAAACAATTCCACCGTTTGCGCGCCCGCCGTTTGCCTTCCACGCTAAGGGAGCATCGGAATTCGCGAACAGCGTCACATAGCGCAATTCACCATCGCGCTCACAAATCCCGTTAAGGTGGCATCTATCTTCGGGAACGATCTTTGAAATAAAATCCGGTTTCCAGCGAACCGAGAAATTCTTTATATCGGAAATCGCAGAAACGCAGGAAAAGCGCGTGTTCGCAAAAAGAGCTGTGTCCTGATCCTCTATGACGATTTCATGAGCATCACACGCGCCGATTTGATAGGCAACGCGCGGCAAATAAACAGCGTCGAAACCGCCTTCAAATTGCCCGAATTTAAAGGAATTTTCATAGCGCCAAATCCGCCCGGCGGTTCCAATCCATAATGAACCTAGATTTGTTGCAAGCCCCATGGGACGATTAAAATTTGCGGTATTGATCGTGACATTTCCTTGTGCATTCAATCCGACAAAATAAACCGCGCCCGCGTCATAGGTCGAAAAAGCCAGACTGGCCCGGACCATTCCGAGCCATCCAGCAAAACCTTTTGAAAAAGAATATTTATTCTGGTTCAACGTTTTGACCCGCATCCCTTGCCGCTAGCGCGGCGTCTTCAACGGTTCGAACAGGAATTGGCTCTGGCTCTTGTATTACATCAACTTCAAGCGCCGCCGAATTCTCATCCGTCACCGGCTGTTCGCCTTGCGCCGCAATTTGGGTTTCCGCCGCCGCCGCGACGTTCGCTTGCGCGGATTGCGTCGCTACAGCGGTATTAGATACCGCCGCCGCGCGGTTTATACGTTCTTTAATTCCATCCACAAGTGCGGGGAATGAAATCGCCAAGTCGTGCAAAACCGCTTGCCCGTCATCGCTGGAAAAAACCGCGCTATAAAGAGCGTCTTTTCCGTCTTCCGCTTTTAGATCGCTGGCGCTTAATGAATTGCGGCGTTCAACGCGCTTTGTCCTCATAATTTCTACGCGCTTTGCTTGCCGCGTTTCATGCAATTTCCGTTGCAAATCCCGCTCTTGTTTTAGAAGTTCTGGCATATCCATAGATGTTTTCCCTTATCTTTAACCGCCTACGTGTTATGTCCCCTTAACCGATACGGCGGACCAAATGAACGTTGGGACAAAGTAATTCAGGAATTGCACGGGAACCACAAAAGCCCCCGTGGTATGAAAAAGAAACTGCGCCGGATTAATAACCAGCAGATGCACATATCCGCACGATTGCGGCGGAATAACAATTCGCTGATTTGTTCCGTTGCAGGTAATCACAAGCGGCGATGTATTAGCGGAATTGTCGATGTAAAGAGCTTGCACGCTGGACAAATCGCCCAGCAATTGGATGGGTTGCAAATCTACATCAATATTCTGTCCCAGCGTCGGAAAATCAAATTCCACCGTAAGGGACATGGGGCCCTCGGGGGCCGCGCATCCCGTAAAAATCTGTATCGGTCGCGCGGAAACTCGAACGTTTGGCATTTCATTATCCTCTTTTCCTGGGTCCAAAAATCGGCCATCGCGGCGGTAAGTGAATGGGCGGAAACGTGCGCACGTAAACATGGCCGCCGACCGTCGCGACAGGTGGCGGAATTGCGGGATTATAATAAAGAATTAAAGCGCCATCCACGCCCGCGCCGCCGCCGCCGCCCGTTCTCCCGCCGCCGCCGCCCGCGCCGCCCGGAAATCCGCCGTTGCCACCATTGCCGGACGCCGTACCGCCGCCCTGACCGCCAAGCCCCACCGCGTAAGGTCCTAACAGCGTGGGAAAAAGAGCGGATACTGTATTAAAATCTAAAACCGTTCCCGTTGGATCAAACCACACGTTCGGAACAATTGTAGACAAATTCCACGCCGCGCCGTTCGCGCCGTTGCCGATAGCAACATTTCCCGCTTTATTGGTTTGCAAATTGCCGCCGCCGCCGGAATTTCCTAAGACTTGCCCAAGGCCGCCTTGATTGCTTACACTACCACCGCCAGCGCCGGGAACGCCCGTTGCGCCATCGGAAAGATTTCCGGCATTCGCTCCCGAATGCGCTAAACAGCCTGTCGTTATTCCAACGGTTACTTTCGTGGGATTGACGGTATTGGCGGCGAGATATGGCCGCCCGCCCGCCACGCCAATTGTCACCGTTGCAATTGAAAACGGCGCAAATCCTAAGTTAGCCTGAAAGAATAATTCCCCACCACCGCCGCCGCCGCCCGCCGTGGAAAGAACGGGCGTTGCCGCCGTGCCGCCAATTCCAGATGCCCCAAAAGAAAAGAAAAAACTATCTAATGGGTTCCAATCGCCCGGAAAAAGAAACGGTTGCGTCGCCCGAAATAAAATACATTTGCTGTATGGTGCGACCACGCCTAAGCCCCTTTGGGCAGTCTCAAATCACGGAAGCGGACACCATAACACGCCCCGTCACGGGTCGCTATTGCCGAGTGAGCATGTTCTTAACGGCCAGCGCCCTCATCTTGTCGCTATCCAGAAACGGAAAGTAAATTTGCTGATCGGTCGCAACAGCGCAAACAATACGATGAAAAGCTTTATCGTCGGGCAACATCCCGTTGAAAATCGTGATCATTTGCGCGAATTCTTCCTGAGTAAAATGAATATAATGATCGGTCTTCGGGTCGGAGACAATCATGCGATATTTAATCATA